AAAGAACTGTTCGCCGGAAACGGTATGATTGGTTTTGTCGCGAAAGAGCGTGTGGACGGGAAACTCGTGCTTGCTGAATCGGTACAGCTTTTAAAGATAAAAGCAAGTTCATAAGGTGGGGGCGGCGGCGATGATTGCTAAAAGAAAATTACTCGAAAAGGTAAAAGCAAACCTTATTCTGACGCACGACGAGGACGATTCGCTATTGCTCGGCTACATTGCCGCCGCGCTTGATTATGCCGAAAGCTATCAGAAAGTTTCGTACAAGCGGAAGCCCCTGCCGCCGTCCACCGAGCAAGCCGTGATTATGCTTGTTACGCATTGGTATGAATCGCGGGACGGCTCGACAGGCGGCTTTTTCGGGGACAACGTCGGCGCGGCAAAGCAGACGATGGAGGCGGTGAATGTTCTTTTAAGACTAAATCGAAAGGTGGAATTTTAAATGACTATCGGTAGCATGAACACGTTTATCGACATTATTTCTACCGAGCCTTTCAAGGACTCGGAGGGGTTTGTCACCCACGGCGATAATATCGTAGCAAGCGTCCGCGCTTATTACGAGCCGAAAAACAGCACGCAAAAGTGGCTTAATATTGCCAATTTTGTCACAGCAAACGCGCTCTTTAAATTTCGCAGGATTCCGCAGTTGACTGTCACAGCGTCAATGCTCATTTCGTGCAAACACGGACGGTTCAGAATTCTCTCGGTCGAGGATGTAAAACAGCGCGGAATGTATATCAGCGTTCTCGCCGAAAAAGTCGAAGGGAGCGGATAATGGCGAAACTTTCTATAACCCTGCCGGAAGATTTACAAATTAAGCTGTCTAAACTCGGCGACAGGACGGACGAGATTTGCGAAAAAGTGCTTGAAGCCGGAGGCGAAGTGGTGCTTGCCAAAGTCAAGAGCAATCTTAGTTCTGTTCTCTCCGGCAAATCAACGGGTGAACTTTTGCGTTCGCTCGGTCTTTCAAAACCGAGACTTAACCGCGACGGAAACTACGATATTAAAATCGGTTTCGCCGAGCCGAGGCGCGGGACGGGTAAATCAAACGCGAAAGTCGCGACGATTCTCGAATACGGCAAGCACAATCAACCGCCGCGCCCGTTTATGAAACCCGCGCAATCGCAGTCAAAACGCGCCGCGATTGCCGCGATGGAGAACGCTTTAAACGAGGAGATTAACAAATTATGACCGTATTGTCTTTATTAAACAGTATAATGGAATCGCTTGGACTGCCGGTTGAAACGGGGATATTTTCCGGCGTTCCTCCCGATGAGTATGTGGTCTTAACGCCGCTTACGGACGATTTTCCGCTTTATGGTGACGATTTACCGATTGCCGAAGTCTCGGAAGTGCGTATTTCGCTGTTCGCAAAAAGCAACTACACTAAGCGTAAAAACCAAATAACCAAGGCATTATTAGCCGCCGATTTTACGATAACGGCGCGGCGTTTTGTCGGTTACGAAAACGAAACAAATTATTTTCTCTACTGCATCGATTGCAGTAAACTAAACGAATGGGAGGTATAATATTGTGGCTCTGATAGGCTTGGATAAACTCCATTATGCCAAAATCACGGAGGACGTAAACGGCATAGAAACATACGCAACGCCGAAATTACTCGCAAAAGCCATAAAAGCGGATTTGTCGATAGAACTGTCCGAGGCGACGCTTTACGCCGACGACGGGGTCGCGGAAATCATAAAGGACTTTAAAAGCGGCAAATTATCGCTTGGCGTGGACGATATCGGGCGTTCCGTCGCACAGGACTTAACCGGCGCGACCGTCGACGACAACGGCGTTTTAGTTTCGTCCGGCGAGGACATCGGCTCGTCCGTAGCGATTGGTTTCCGCGCTCAAAAAGCCAACGGAAAATACCGTTATGTGTGGCTTTATAAAGTAAAATTCGGCATACCGGCGGCAAATTTGCAGACAAAGGGCGATTCAATTACGTTCCAGACCCCGACCATTGAGGGGACTGTTCTTCGCAGAAATAAGCCGGACGTATCGGGAAAGCACCCGTGGAAAGCGGAGGTTACCGAGGGCGATTCCGGCGTGTCGAACGACACAGTTTCGGGTTGGTACACCGCTGTATATGAACCTGCTTTCGGAGGTGCTGAAAATGGATAATTCTGAAAGAAGCGCGATTATTAATATCGGCGGGACGGATTACGAGTTAATCCTTACAACCCGCGCAACAAAGGCGATTTCGGCGCGTTACGGCGGGCTTGAAAACCTCGGAGAGAAACTGCTCAAAACAGAAAACTTCGAACTCGCACTTGACGAGATTATATTCTTAATTGTACTTCTCGCGAATCAGTCGATTATGATTTATAATCTCAAAAACAAGGACTCCAAGAAGGACTTGCTGACCGAGGAAGAAGTCGAGTTGCTCACTTCGCCGTATGACTTGGCGGAGTACAAAAACGCGATAACGGAGGCAATGTTTAAGGGTACAAAGCGCAATGTCGAAAGCGACCGGTCTTACGGCTCAAAAAACGCGACCGCCGAGTAAATGATAATGAGACTTTTACTCGGCTTATGTACTACGGAACGGTTCAGATGGGTATGAGCAACGAGGACTTTTGGCTCTGCCCGCTTGGACTGTTCCTTGATTTATGGACGTGTCATAAACAGTTTTTGGGGATTGAGAAACCGAAAACAGAAGTTTTTATTGATGATTTGCTTCCATATTAACGGTTTATTTCTTTCTCATATTCACCATTTCAACAAAATGCGGAATATCGAAAACTTCCGGCACACTTTTAAGGTAAGTTATATGTTCTTCCTCAAACGCTTTTATTTGCGTCGGCGTAAGCGACGACGCGCCTATTCCTCGGCAGGCGACCATTCTTCCGTGCCAGCTTTCGCGGGTAAACGGGACGTTTACATCGAAAGCGGCCGTGTTTTCGACTTCAAACAACCCGCTCATACATTCGTGAAGTTTCGGCACAGTGCGTTTAAAACCCGCTCCCGTCCAATTCGGATTATATTTCAAAACAAGTTCTTCGCTTTTTTGCGCTACTTCGCTTTCTTCGGGCAGCCAAATCATTGACAGCTTACAGAAATGCCCGCCGTCTTTGAGTAATCGGTGCAGTTTTTCCGCGATTACGGTTTTATCGAAATATATAAAACATTGGCAGGCGGTTATAACGTCGAAGTGTTTATCGGGGAAATCGACCGTTTCAGCGGGCGAAACCACATAAGAAATGTTTAACCCTGCCTCATCGGACAGTCGCCGCGCCTGTTCAATCTGATTTTCGGAAATGTCCGCGCCGAAAAACTCCGCTCCGTATTTATACAGATTGCGCGGCAAAACGCCTGTTCCGGTGCCCAAATCAAGGACGCGCTGACCTTTTACGCACAGCCCCAAGCCGACTATTTTTTCATAGAAAACATCGGGGTAAATATCTCTGAAACGCGCGTAATCCTCCGATGTTCGCCCCCAGTCAAAAGCGTTTCCTCCGTCGATGTCATTTTTGACGATCGCCATATGTTAACCTCTTTTGAGATTGTTTTAAGTTATATATTCCATTATATCACAAAAACCGACTTTTGTCAAGCGTTTTGGAAAGGGGCAAGAAATGGCTAATTCCGACCTTAGTATCCGTCTCGGCGTGGATGGAGAGCGCGATTTTAAGAACGCTCTGCGTGATATTAATCAGTCTTTTAAGGTATTAGGCTCGGAGATGACATTGGTTTCCTCCCAGTTTGATAAATCGGATAAATCTACCGCCGCTCTCACCGCCCGAAATACTGTATTAAATAAGGAAATATCGGCGCAAAAAGAAAAGGTAGAAACCCTCAAAAACGCGCTTGACAACGCCGCTACTTCTTTCGGAGATAACGACAAAAGAACACAAAACTGGCAGATACAGCTTAACAAAGCGCAAGCCGAGTTAAACGGCATGGAACGGGAACTCGGCGAAAACGAAAAAGCCCTTGACGAAGTCGGAAATGAAATGAATTCCACAGGAAAAGATGCCGACAAATTGGGCGATGAGGTCTCCAAAACGGGTAAAGAAGCCGATGAATCGGGAAAGAAATTCGAGAAACTCGGCGGCATATTGAAAGGCGTAGGTGTCGCTATCGGCGCGGCAATGGCGGCAATCGGAACAGCGGCGGTCGCGGCGGGGAAAAAGATGTACGATATGGCTACCGACTCCGCCGAGGCG